CCATTAATGATTCTAACGCGCAACAATGCTCGAGATCATTTTTTACATAGAAATCAATTAAAGCATCATTCATTGTTTCCATAAGATCAGATTTACTGCTCATTCGCTAAACCTCCTAATATTGGTTTTACTATTGTTTTTCGTGATATGAAATTATAGGGTCTGACGGCTTTGGGATGAATATCGTAGGCCGTTAATTTACTCTTTTTGATATATGGCCTCCCGTTGTGGGTGAACCTATCACCTATTTCTAAGTCTTTAAATAATATTTTCATTTTCTCACCTCGAAACCATTGAACAAAGGGTGCAAATAGAGTCTAAGTTATATTCAAACTCATGTTCCTCTATCCAGTAAGTGTCTTTATCCAAACCTTGCAATTCGTCTTTTAACTCTTTTTTGCTTTTGATATATAGCGGTTCGTCACCATCCCGACTTACTATTTCATATATTTTCATTTTACTCTCCCAGGTTATTGATTAATAATTTCTCTTATTGATTCATAAGCAGAGTCAGGTATTTCGCTTATAGAATCGCTATCAGTTGAATATTCTTTCTTTTCATCGTCAGTTAGGTC